GTATTATCGAGAGCACCCTATACCCGGAGTGACCCATGGCCCTGACTCAGAAGCAGGAAGCCTTCGCGCTTGCCTACTTTGAGACAGGCAATGCCAGCGAGGCATACAGGCGTTCGTACAACGCCGAGAACATGAGCCCTAACGTGATTCACAACAAGGCCAGCGCATTGATGGCTAAGGGTGATGTCAGGGTTAGGATTGAACAGCTCCGCGCCAAGGCTGAAACGGCCTCAGTAATGAGTCGGCAGGAGGCCCTGGAGCGCCTTTCGACCTTCGCCCGCACCGATCTATCCGACCTGGTCGAGTTCGGCGCGTATGAGCTTGGCGAGCAGGATGGTCAGCCGATCATCCAGACCTCTTGGAAGATCCGCGACTCTGTCCTGCAAGACCCGAAGAAGCTGGCGGCGATATCTGAGCTGTCCGCTGGACGAGACGGGATCAAGATCAAGACCCATTCGCCGCTTCAGGCGATTCAGCAGCTAGCCAAGCTGCAGGGCTGGGACGTTCACGAGCTTGACCTTGAAGGCAAGCGCCTAGCGAACGAGAAGCTGCGCCGCGAACTGGAAGACCCGAATCAGGGCTTGCCTGAGCCGAAGCAAGTCATCATCGGGGTGGAAGATGCAAGCGACCCTGAAGCTGAATAAGCCGCAGTTCGAGTTTATCAGCCACCCGAAGAAGTTCTCAGCGTTCGTCGGCGGGTATCGAAGCGGCAAGACGTTCGTAGGCTGCGTGCGGCTGTGTATCAACGCGCTGGAGCACCCCGGCATTCCGCAGGGCTACTTCGCGCCTACCTATCCGCAGATCGCGGACATCTTCTACGACACGATACCGGGCGTTGCCGAGGCCTTCGGGCTGTTCGCTGACATCGTGCCGAGCAACAAGCGGGTGCATCTGCGCGACTCGAAAGGCCGCTGCCTGTCGACGATCGTCTGCAAGAGCATGGAGCACCCTGGCCGCATCGTCGGCTTCAACATTGCGCACGCCTTGGTCGACGAGATCGACTGCATGCCGATCAAGAAGGCTGACAGCGCCTGGAAAAAGATCATCGCCCGTATGTCGACTGTCTGGCCGACGCGCGGAGAGAACACCATCGACGTGACGACCACGCCGGAGGGGTTCAACTGGGTATATCGCAAGTTCGTCAAGGAGCTGGCCGCCAATCCGAGCCAGCGCCCGCTGTATGGCATCGTCCACGCCAGCACGCGGCAGAACGCGAAGAACCTGCCGAAGGACTACATCCCGTCGTTGCGCGAGTCGTACCCGGCCAATCTGGTCGACGCCTACATTGACGGCCAGTTCGTCAACCTGGTGAGCGGATCGGTCTATCCGAACTTCTGCCGGCGGCTGAATCACACCGACGAGACGATTCGCCCGGGTGAAGAGCTGCATGTCGGGATGGACTTCAACATCAACCGGATGGCTGCCGCTGTGTTCGTCATTCGAGACGGCGAGCCGATGCAGCTGGACGAGCTGACAAGCCTGTTCGACACGCCAGCGATGATCGCAGCGCTGCTTGAGCGATTCCCAGGCCACAAGATCACGGTTTACCCCGATGCCAGCGGCAAGAACCGCAAGAGCGTAAACGGTAGCGAGTCCGATCACAGCTTGCTCAGGCAGGCCGGCTTCACGGTACGCGTCAACCCGGCAAACCCGATGGTTCGTGACCGGGTGCTGGCCGTCAACGCCATGTTCCTGAATGGCGAGGGCGTGCGCCGGCTCAAGGTAAACACCGATAAGTGCCCGGTAACCACTCAGGTGCTCGAGCAGCAGGCGTACAACGAACACGGAGAACCCAGCAAGGACGGCACGGAAGACCCGGCCGATGCCTTCGGCTACTTCGTCGTTCACCGATTCCCGATCATCAAGCCGGCCAAGCCGCAGACAAAATCACTACGGATGTAACGCCAATGAGCAACGACCCAAGCCAAACGATCCCGGCCGTCGATGCCATGCGCGAGGATTGGGCCATCGTTGCGCCGCTGATGGGTGGCACGAAGGCTATGCGGGCCGCCGGGCGTGCTCTGCTGCCTCAGTACCCGGCCGAAGAGGACGAGACCTACAAGGAGCGCCTGCGCCTCTCCACGCTGCTGCCGGCCTACGCCGAGACGGTCAACAACATGACCTCTCGGGTGTTCGCCGAGCCGCTGCAGTTGGGCGACGACGTGCCCGAGCGCCTGGTTGAGCTGTGCAAGGACATCGATCTTGCCGGTAATGACCTGAACAGCTGGTCGGTTGACCTGTTCCGCCACGCGCTGAGCCACGGCCTCTGCCACGTGCTGGTTGAGTACCCGCGCGCCGAAGGTCTCCGCACTCGCGCAGACGAGATCGCTGCAGGGGTTCGCCCTTATGCCGTGCTGATTCGCCCCGAGCAGGTGCTTGGCTGGCGTGTTGAGGGCGGCAAGCTGGCACAGTTCCGCTACATGGAGTCGATCGAGGAGGCTGACGGCGAGTTCGGCGTGAAGTCGGTTGCTCAGGTGCGAGTCCTGGAGCCTGGCACTTGGCGCACCTATCGCAAGGCCGACAACGGCGGCGCATGGGTCCAGCACGACGAAGGCGCTACCAGCCTCGGCTACGTGCCGCTGGTCTCGTTCTACACCGGCCGCACGGGCTTCCTGACGGCAAAGCCGCCACTGCTCGAACTGGCGCACCTGAACGTCAAGCACTGGCAGTCCCAGAGCGATCAGGACAACCTCTTGCACGTCGCCCGGGTGCCGCTGCTGTTCACCTTCACCGACGACGAGCAGTTCGAGCTGGTGATCAGCTCGGGCAGCGCGACCCGCATGCCGAAAGACGGCGATGCCAAGTACGTAGAGCACACCGGGGCAGCTATCAACGCTGGCCGGGAGTCGCTGCAAGACCTGATCGAAGAAATGCGGATGGCCGGCGCCAAGCTGCTGCAGAAGGAGAAGCAGCAGACCAAGACGGCGACCCAGGCGAACGAGGAGGCGGCGCAAGAGCTGTCCCCGCTGGCTCGCATGGCCAACCAGTTCGCCGATGCCCTCGCGCAGATGCTGCAGGTCATGGCCGACTACCTGGCGTTGCCAGACGGCGGCATGGTCGAGATGCGCGGCAACTTCGATCAGGACTTCGCGCCGGAGACAACGCTGCCCCTGCTGCTCAACATGGCAGTCCAGGGCAAGCTGTCCAGCGAAACCCTGTTCGCCGAGATGCAGCGCCGCGGCGTGATCAGTGATGAATACAGCTGGGCCGACGAGCTCGAGCGAATCGAGCAGCAGGGGCCAAGCCTCGGAGCGATGTGATGGCAACGGCAAACGAGCGGCTAGCGGATCTCGCCATTGCCCACGCTATCGATCTGACGCGCTACAGCAACGGCGTCGTGCGGCGCATGATCGGCCTACTGAATCGAGTCGATGAGGATCTGTTCGCGCAGCTGCTCGTGGCTCTGGAGTCGATGACGCCGGAGTCGTTCACGGTGCGGCAGCTGGACTCTCTGCTCTCCAACGTGCAGCGGCTCAACGCCCAGGCCTATCGCCAGATAGGTGTTGAGCTCGACGAAGAGTTGCGGCAGCTTGCGGGATATGAAGGCAGCTATCAGCACAGGGCGCTGCAGAGCGTGTTGCCTGCACAGGTAGCAGAGCAATTGGCGCTGAACACCATATCGGCCAATCAGGTCTACGCCGCGGCGATGGCCAGGCCCTTCCAGGGCAAGCTGTTGTCAGAAGCGCTGACCGGTATCGAGGCTGCACGCGCCGCTCGAATCCGCGATGCAATCCGCATGGGGTTCGTGGAAGGCGAAACGGTCAGTCAGATGGTTCGCCGGCTGCGTGGCACGCGCACCAATGGCTACGCTGATGGTTTGCTGGAGATCGACCGCCGCGGCGCTGAGGCGCTTGTCCGTACGGCAGTGAACCACACGGCCAACTACGCGAGGCAGGCGCTGTTCGAGGCCAACGACCACCTGGTCAAGCAGTGGCAGTTCCTTGCGACCCTCGACGGGAGAACCACGATCACGTGCGCCTCTTTGTCCGGTAAGACGTTCGCCATAGGGCAGGGGCCGCAGCCGCCACGCCACTGGAACTGCCGAAGCACGTCCGTTCCCGTGCTAGAATCGGCATGGGCGTCGCTGGGTCTGAGCAAGAGCGACATCGACCCCGGCACCCAGGCGAGCATGGACGGGCAGGTCGCTGCTGACATCAGCTATGGGCAATGGCTCAAGAGCAAGCCGGCGGCTTTCCAGGACGAGGTACTAGGCCCGGAACGCGGCAAGCTGTTCCGTAGCGGCGGCCTGACCGTGGATCGGTTCACCGACTCAAAGGGCAAGGTCTACACCCTGGACGAACTGCGCAAGCGAGACGCTGCCGCTTTCGAGAAGGCTGGGCTATGATGGCCCAATGACCGGAAAGCCAACCCTCCACGTCATCGAAGGCGCTGCCAAAGACGACGAACCACGCCAGAAGGCCCGCAAGGTGATGCAGAAGCGTCCCCAGGCGGCTCACCTGCTGCGCTGCCATCGGTGCGGAGGTGGAGAGGTGTTCGAGACAAAGGTCGGGGTCATCTACAAGAACGGCAAGGCCAGCGGCGGCACCAAGCAGCACCTGTGCGCCTCGTGTTTCATGCGCGGTGAGCGAGTTGTGTTAGCTTAGCTCTACTTGTTTTGCAGGGAGCCACGCATGTCTTTTGACATAAACAATGAAGCCGCTGAGATTGCGGAGAGAGTATTGGTGGCATGGGGCGACTCGCGCCGCGCCGATACGCTGATCGACCTGACCGACAATAGGGAGCACAGCGCAGCAATTGCTCCAGTTGTAGAGCGTCTCTTGAGCGAGGCGGCCCCTGAATCCGTCGTCACCGTGCGCGTGGATGGGCTCAGAAGGTTGGTCATTAAAAAAAGCCCAGCGTAACAACGCAGGTTGTATTTAGACCCGGACAAGCGCCGGGTTTTCCATTTCTAAAGCCTCGCCATCGTGCGGGGCTTTTTATTGCCCGCAGTTTCGGATGGGACGGGGCGCCACCGGGCCGGATGGCTCAACGCAATGGCCGGATGGCCGGAGAAAGACGAGATGAAACTGAAGACCGTAGAAGTCGATGGCAAGCAGTACGCCGAAATCCAAGACGGCAAGCCCGTTTACGTTGAGGACGACGGCAAAGAGGGTGGTGACGAGGCGGTTGGCGCTCGGGCGACCATCCCCCGGAGTCACGCCGGAGCCAAGCAGGACCGCGGGCGCGCGGAGAGCGCCGAGGAGACCGCCAAGGCCTTCGAAGGTATCGAGAACGCAGGGGCAGCCCGCAAGGCTCTGGAGAGCGTCGCAAATCTCGACGCGAAGAAGCTGGTGGATGCCGGCGAGGTCGAGAAGGTGAAGCAGGAAATCGCCAAGGGCTATCAGGCCCAGCTGGACGAAGCCAACACCAAGGCGCAGACCCTCGAGCAGCAACTGTACGGCGAGAAGATCGGCGGCAGCTTTGCTCGCTCCAAGGTGATCGCCGAGAAGCTGGCTGTCCCGGCTGACATGGTGCAAGCCACCTTCGGGAATCGCTTCAAGATCGAAGACGGCAAGGTCGTCGCCTATGACGCCCACGGCAACAAGATCTTTAGCCGTGCGCGCCCGGGCGAGCTGGCCGACTTCGATGAAGCGCTGGAAACCCTCGTCGAGCAGTACCCCTACAAAGACCACATCCTGAAGGGCTCCGGTGCCAATGGCGGCGGCGCTCCAAATGGAAACGGTCAGCCCCCCAAGCCTAAGGGCAATCTCGGCGGCAGCAAAGAAGAGCGCCTGGCCGCGATCAACGCCCAAATCCAGAACGCGTAAGAGGAAATAGCCAATGGCACTGTCCGACATGAAGGTGTTCAACGAGTACCTGAAGAACACCACCGTCGAAACCATCGCCCAGATGGTCGAGAAGTTCAACGCCGCGTCGAATGGCGCGATCCGCCTGACCCCGCAGGGCATCGATGGCGACTTCCTGCAGGAATCCCTGTGGGCTGGTCTGCACTCCGCTCAGCGTCGCGTCGACCGCTACGCCACCAACAACGCCCAGTCCGCCACCGCGCTCGCGCAGGTTCAGGCCAACAGCGTCAAGGTCGCCGGCGGCTTCGGCCCGATCCTCTGGGAGCCGTCCCAGCTGTCGTGGATCCAGAAGAACCCGGCCGAGGCGCTGGAGGTCATCTCCCGCAACCTGTCCGAAGCCATCATGGCCGACCAGCTGAACACCGCTATCGCCGCCCTGGTTGCCGCGATCAGCAACGTGGCCGGCGCCACCAACGACGTGTCCGCCACTGCAGGCGTGACCTACGGCGCGATCAACGGCGCTCACGCCAAGTTCGGCGACGCCTCCGGCCTGCTCGTGGCCCAGGTGATGACCGGCGAGGTGTTCCATAAGCTGGTCGGCCAGAACCTGGCCAACGCGCAGCAGCTGTTCAACAGCCAGTCGGTCAACATCGCCGACATCCTGCGTCGCCCTGTGATCGTTACCGATGCCCCGGCGCTGGACGAAACTGGCCCGCCT